CTAGATCCAGTATGGTGCCCTTGCGGGCTACATACATTTCATCGCCATCGGCGGACGAGCATGCTCGTCCCCCGACTCGTGTACTGACTGACATAAAAGGCGGGCCGTTCTATATAGAACAGCTCGGCTTCGTGCGGCTTCGCCCACTCACCAGACATCTTTGGACGCCGATTTGCCGATTCTGCAAAGAATCGAAGCAACATCGACCATCCATCGATAATCTGATTAACGAGTGGTGACTTAAGGTCCCAGACTTTATACTGCTTCTTCTGAAGTGGTATATTGTTACGAGTATGCTTAGGTCGAGCCGTAATAGGTACGAATCGCAAGCTTGGGCATGCAAGATGCATGTCCTCGCCGGGGATCGCTCCATATATGGAGGTTAACCTCTCTACGATTAAATCGTAGACGTGATAGTACTGTCTATCCCAACATGAATTAGCATAAGCTATCCATGAAGAGAAGACATCAGGGTGGGGTGTTGATGACCAGACCGTCCGAAAACGGACGGGAGTGACGTTGACACCTGAGAAGGCGTCCATGCCACATGACTCTCTAAAGAGTCCACTGATGCAGCTCTTATCGCGGTTTACTTTTAAACCAAACAATTCGAGCTGTTCCATAGCATTCGCGGCGTAAGCCGTGGGGACTATGACATCATCACCGTACACTAAGATACGATCTTTCGTATCTTCGTCAGGAGCAGCGGCAGTAAGGATAGCCCAGACAGTAAGAGCCAAAATAGGGAAGCACAAAGCACTTCCCATTGGCGCGAACTTCTGTAGCTTGATTACCTCACCGCTTGGCAGCTCAGTAGATGAACTCCTGCATGCCTCCAGGTACTCACATATGTGAGGCGGGAAGAGCAGGCGAACCAGTTCAAGACTAACACGATCACTGGCCTCATTGAGGTCAAGTGTCGCGTATTTTCCGGTGGAAGAGCCCAAAAGGGCGCCTCTCCGGTTAGGGTCTTGATCTGTGAAGAACACGTTCCACTTGGTAGTGGGGTGGTCTTCTATTAACTCGACTATGGCGGCGTGTAATCCTTGCTGAATCCATTGAAAATCAACGGGTTCGCAAGAGATTAACCGTGGCCCGCGTGAATCCTTCGGCACGAGTATAACCCGCGCCGGATGATCCACTTCTGTAAGAGTGTCAAAACTCTTATACTTGTCACAGACCGCACCCATTGATGAACAAAAGTATTCATCAAAAGGGTACATGTCAGTGATGCGAGACGAAACATTCCCCCAAAGATACTTCTCGGAAAGCCGCTGCCTAGTGGCAACGGCTCCCGGTCCGTGTCTCGGAAGGATGTTACGTGGGTCGAAAGAAGAAAAGACTCTCGATAAGAGAATCTTAGCTTCGCGTGCTACGGAGACACTGTTTCTACTTCGGTCATATGACCGAGGAAGACGGCGATCTCCATTGCAAGTCTCCAAGCTAACCGCCAATGAAGCGGCAAACCTGGAGCTAGACGATAGCTCATCCTCAGTTCTTTTGAACTTCTGGATGACTTGTTGTTCTTGTTCATGGGAATATGGCAGTTCGTATTTGTAAAACAAATAACAGATCTGCCGTATATCTCTGACGCTTGTAACGCACGGAAACGGAAGGAGTGTCCCGTCTTGTCGGAGCACACAACTAAAAAGCTCACCGAGAAACCTCGGAAGCTTAGTATTCAGGTAGGGTTTAAAGCCTAACCGTTTACAGTCTAGTGGTGTGTCTCCTGCAATAGCCTTATCAAAGGCTTTGCCAAGGCGGGGCAGGGTTTTTGTTAAGAACCCTAATCCTTCAGTCCGTACTCGTTTATTAACCTGATTAATGGTTAATCGACATGTACGATTGTTGAACACAACTCCATACGACATTTGAATGTCGTGAAGTAGTGCAGCGATGATACTTATTTCATCTTGGCTCTTCTTTGGGTCCATAAGGATTCCAATCCAAGAGCATGCATACACTTCACGATCCTACTAATGAACTCATCTAATTAATTATGCCAACACAAGTGAAGACACAATTCGAACGCACGATAGGAACCCCTAAGACACCGAAGAAGACTTTTCTTCTTCGGCATCAAATGGGCCTCTATAATGACGTTACAGGCGAGGTCACAATGATTAACAGAGCGCTGGATCCCGCGGATGTACTAATGGACGACTGCACATTCTTGATAGATATCGAGAAGGCAGTTACCAAGTTCATCCCGAATTATTCAGGCGCACTGTATACACTGAACCTAGTCAACTAAACGAGAATGTCACGCGACAGAGGAGGTGGGGCAGGTCAACTATTATTCATGCCATTTGCAAAAGCAAAGAACATAAATAAATAGAATTACGATCAGTCCCACCGTCTGCAGCGTGACACGAACGGCAATCAACGCACCAGGGGTCACAGACCCCCAGTGAGTAATGATGTCGAACCGTTACCAGTGCCGTCAAACAAGATAGTCGTCGATGCGCCTAAAGAGGCCATAAACGAATTCAAGTTAGCGAGCACATTGGTCGCTTCAGCCGCGGTAGAGGCGCCCCCAACGGGGTAGTCCAATACAGCATAAGCTGAATAGGTAATCGGAGTCACCGAATCGACGCCCGAAATGACAGTTTTGTCAAATCGAACGACGGAACGGCGACGAGAACGAATACCAGTACCCGATTCCTGATGGGAAACCGTCAGGCGATGGGGTAACGAAGGGGTTTCGGTTATTAAACCGAAAACCGTCTTACGGTCAGAAGTGGAGAGACGACTGAACTCTTGTTCAGTCCCACTGCTGTTCTTGATCTCATTAGTGTTTAGTGTATTTGCTAGCATGCTTGTTTGTTTGTTAATGGGCACAAAGCCCGTTTACTGCTAACAAGTAAGTGTTATCACTTACGTGTCCGTCTGTGCCTTCGTCGTGCTAACACGAGCGCGGCACCGATGGTGAACTCACCGGAGTTCAACCCGCTCGTCGTTAACGAGCTGTATGCAGGCAACCCCACATGACGGCGATAAGCCGTTTCAGTGACTGCCGGCATAGGATTCCTCTCGGAGTACGTGCCGCCCCTGGGATCTGATGCACTCGCGAAAACGCGAGTCACCAGAATATCCCGCTGACGACGTATACTCCAGAGGCTGTCTATTATGTTTATCTCAGGTTTCATGTTTGCAATCGCGAATTGATCAACGAATCGGCTCACGCCGACAAGGAAATCAACCACGAATGTCCATGGTATTGCATTCCACAAGATCGCCGGGTTCAAATTTATACCCAACTGATCGAGTAGAGACAATACCTGCGCATGCGCTAACTGGAACTTGGTATAATTATAATTATACTTAAGTTCGGCATGAAAGGTGGAAGGCGAATATCGGACAGAACGTTCAAGTCTTAATAATCGTGAGGCAACAGCGTTGCCAAATGAGAATGAAGACGAGGTTTCGTCACTGTCTAAATATTCGTTCCAATTAAAGGCAAAATGCCTTGTTTGGACCTTCCCCTGACGAGTTATGAGGTCGTTTATACGACGCTCAGTTCGAGACAAAACAGCGTGAATGCTGCTTATGTCGGATAGGAGAGGCAAGATGTTAAACTTCGCTTGAAGATAACCACTTGCCGTACTCCGGAGTGCGTCCCGTAAGATCTTCCCCGAATTCCCAATGAATCCGGCGAATTTCCTCGCGTTACGCAGCATAGCAGGGTAGTTCTTGAAGTCCTTAAGCTCATAAAGAGCATTAGGGACGGACAGCTCCGCTTTGATGACAGGTAGCATGGTTTTTAATCCACGCGACCATAAGTCATCAAAGGAAGACGGAGGAAGGACGAAATCCTTCCCCATACCCGGCACATAGAATGCAGGCAGGCCGTAATCATAACGACCTGTCGCTCCATACACAGACTCCTTGTAACCCCAATACTTACTATATACGTATCCAATATGAGCCACTGGTGGATTACTCCACCATTGGGATATTAGACGTACAGGAGTAATCTTCGGTTCGGTAAAAGGTTTGAGCTTATAATGCTCAAAGTTTTTCCAAGCCGAATGACTACCCCCACTATTCGGAGTATATAATTCATAATCCAGCAACCTTGCCGGACAGTGAAAGATAGCCTCTTCCTGGTGTTGATAAGTAACTACTGCAGGAGGGGTCGGAACAGGGTCAAAGACCACGTTCTCGAGTTCCTCAGCAGAAGCGGAATAACGCGGAGTTGCGTATTTGTCCATAATAGTGGATGTTGATATAAAGTTCAACTTGAGGAGCGCGCCCAACAGGGGCG